AAGGATATTGCGCTGCTCTACACCATTCTGGCATCAAAGGACTTCAACAAACTCCGGAAGTGGATTGCGGAGCATGACGACATGAACGAGTCACAGTTCTATCGAATGTTGTCGGAAACACTCCCGGCACATCTCGAACCCGCACAGCTACCGGAAGCGATTGTTCTACTGGCAGACTATTCGTACCGTGTCGCGTTTGCCGCGGATAAATCTTTGAACTTCCTTGCGTGTCTGACAGAAATGATGTCTATGGGTCAGTGGAAGTGATGCGAATTCGAGACTGGGTCGTCTACATCATAGCAATGCTTGCCGCGGGATTCGCGGGTGCTGTCGCTGCGGCACTCATCGGGAGAGGATAACGATGGCGAAGAAGCAATCCAAGTTGTTCGAGTACATCAATGCAATCTCGCTGACCAAGAATCAAGACTTTCTAGAGGACATCGACTTTGCGAAGCAGTATGTTCCTTTTGTGGTCAACCGTGCGTTCTCGTATCATCCAGATTCGGTACTAGCAGCGAACCTCGTCAACGAACGTCCGTGGCTACCGGCGGAGCTACAAGCACGAATGTTACTAAATACTCTCAGATCACGGAAGCGATACAGTCCGTGGCTTAAAAACTCTGTGTCTGATGATGTTAAAACGGTGGCCGAATACTATGGGTGCAGCATACGACATGCGAAGTCCCTCACCGAACTGCATACGTCAGCGCAATTGCTAACATTGCGGTCTCGTCTCTACAAGGGCGGGTTCGCGCCCGAGAAGGGGACAGCCTATGACGACTCAACATCACCATGACTATGTGATTCCACCGCACGTGGCACAAGTCATTCGCGAATGCGTCGAAGTGCGTCTAAAAACTCCCGATGATTTTTTGAAGGTCAAAGAAACACTAACCCGCATCGGTGTCGCATCACGCAAAGACAAGAAGCTCTATCAGTCGTGCCATATCCTTCACAAACAGGGTCGGTACTACATCGTGCATTTCAAAGAATTGTTTCTGCTCGATGGAAAGACGCAGCAAACGAAGTTCGATGACGCAGACAAAGCACGCCGCAATAGTATTGCAAACATACTTGCAGAATGGGGTCTCGTTGAACTAGTACATCCACAGCGGAGCGCAGAACCGGTAGCACTTCCGAATCAGGTGACTGTTCTACCGTTTCGGGAAAAGAGCCAGTGGAGTCTGATCGCCAAGTACGAGATTGGCAAACGTAAATTTGAATCGTAGGAGATTAATATTATTATGATTGTTCCTGTGTATCGAGAGTCGGGCACCACCACGCCAGAACGGAAAAGCACGGAAGCGGCGGCGTTTGACGTCACCGCATATTGCCCCAATGAACCGATTCACTTGTACCCTCTACAGGTGACGAAAGTCCCAACAGGTCTGTACGTCGCGTTGCCGAAAGATTCCACCTTGCTGGTGTGCAGTCGAAGTGGACTCGCCGCACGTGGTGTGCAGGTCATCAATGCACCCGGCATTATCGACAGCGACTATCGTGATGAGATTTGTGTACTGCTATCGTACATCGCTCCACCAGATTCGGGACGAATCACCATCAATCACGGCGACCGTATCGCACAGTTGCTCTTTGTCCCACCGCTGCTTCGTCCGACCTTTGTAGATGTACCTGACCGTGCAGCGTTGCCGGTACGGGAAACGACGCGGCGTGGTGGATTTGGATCCACAGGTGTATAATGTCCTATTCTATTGGTACGCAGGGTATCGCACTTATCAAGCAGTTCGAAGGTCTCTGTCTAAAATCCTACAGAGATGTTGCGGATATCTGGACAATCGGCTACGGCAGCACACGGTTGAATGGTGAACCTGTTCGAGCTGGGCAGACCATCACGCTGGAAGAAGCGACTGCGGCATTGATTGCAGATACCGCCGACATTGCACGGTTTCTTGAACAGTGTGTGGTGGTGCCGCTGACACAGAATCAAGTGGACGCATTGATCTGCTTTTGCTATAATCTTGGTGTTGGTGCGTTTCAGACATCTACGTTGCGCAAGACCATCAATGCCAAACAAGTGGTGACCGAAAAGATGTTCACAGACTGGAACAAGATTCGTGACCCCCGTAATGGGAACAAACTCGTGCCCCTTGAAGGGCTCACTCGACGACGGAAAGCCGAATACGCACTTTTCACTACACAGGAGACAGCATGACGACACTCGTTATTTCAATCATCGTTGCTATTGCCGCATTCGCACTCGGTAGCCGCTACACCGAGAAGGAGAATGCGATGCATTCAGAAATCCAGAACCTCTACAATGAAATCTCTCGTAGTCGTGAAGATGCCAAGAGAGATACCGATATCAGCGAACGATATCTGAACGAGCGTATGGATGAAATCACAAATGAGCTTGCGGAGCGTGTGTCTACCGTGAGCAATTCTTCGAAGAAGGTGAAGTAACATGTTCGGATTGATTGGATTTATTGTTGTCCTCGCTCTTGCCATCTATGGGGCGTTGGAATTCTACAAGACGTTCCGCAAGAAGAATGCGAAGACGGATTGGACACCGGAAGATTACACCGGCGACTTCGATTGGAGTGAATACGTTCCCTCGGAAGACTTGCCGGAATATTTCGTAGTCGAGGACAGGGACGAGGACGAATTCCGAGAAGATGATTGGGATCAGGACGAGCAGGTAGTCGAACCACCGCCGGTAAAGAAGCCACGGAAGACGAAGGTGGTATCGAAGACTCCGAAGCCTAAGCCAGCTCCGATTAAGAAGACGCGCAAGAAGGTCAAGAAGGATGCGACCCATGAATGATAATCTGAGACTTCTGCACCTCGCGACAGGTGAAGACATCATCGGCAAAGTGTCGTTCAACGCTGGTGACAGCACCTACATTGTTGATGACCCCGTTTCACCGCATATGCAGGTCGATCCCTCAACAGGTAGTGTGCGTGTGGGACTGATGCCGCTCCGTCCGTTCGCGGAAGAAACCAAGCAGGTTGTTCTGTCAGCCCTGCATGTGGTTTACGTGACGCCGGTTGCGGAACAGATGCAGGGTGCATATGCACAGTATCACAGCAACATTGTGCTTCCTGATACAACGTCGCTGTCTTCGTTGTTGAAGGGTTAACTGCGTCGTGATATAATTGTAGGTATGCGCCACACATCGAGCAAACCTGCATTCGTTACCAACCTGTCGCCAGACCATCTCTACACCTACACCACGACCATCGGTAGCCGAGTCTATGTTCGCGCTCGTGCTACCGATGGTCGTGCGGTGTTTGTGGAGTCTTCCTACCGACCCACCTATTACCTTCCTGTCGATACGCATACCGGATATGAGTCCTTCGACGGGCATCCTCTTCAGCCACATACGTGCAAATCGATTCGTGAGGGACGCGAGTTCCTCGAAAAGCATCCCGAGGCGTACGGTAATATCCAGCCCGAATACATGCTGCTTGCGGACACGTATGGTGGTGATGAAATCGTACCCGATCTCGACCGTCTGTATGTGTGGAACATCGACATCGAAGTCGATTCCGAAGATGCGTTTGCGCCACCCGATGATCCCTTCAATGAAGTGACCGCGATCACGGTCATGTGGAAACACGCAGGACAGTCCGGCACCGTCGTCTATGGCACGAAACCCTACACGGCGTCCGACAGCATTACCTACGTGGAGTGCGCAAGCGAAGATGATCTGCTGACGAAGTTCCTCACCGACTGGCGAGGCAAAGGTGACTATCCCGACATCGTGACGGGCTGGAACGTCCAGTTTTACGACCTCCCGTATCTTGTGAATCGCATGACTCGTCTTTGGAATGGTGAGGATGTGAATGCGCTGTCCCCGTTCCGCCAGATTGCGACACGACAGGTAACCTTCGGTGGACGGTCGCAGACCGTCGTGGACATTCGTGGCATCGCTGTCCTCGACTACTACGAACTCTATCGCAAGTTCACCTTCTCGCAGCAGGAGTCGTATCGTCTCGATCACATCGCACACGTAGAACTCGGCAAACGCAAGTTGTCCTATGCGGAGTATAAGTCGCTCTCGCGTCTGTATCGTGAGAACTATCAACTTTTTATTTCATACAACGTTCAAGATGTTCAACTCGTGAACGATCTCGATGAGAAGATGAAATTCATCGACCTTGTATGTGCGCTTGCATACAGTGCGAAAGCGAACTACGCAGACACGTTCAAGCAAGTGCGCCTGTGGGATGTGATGATCTATCACTACCTGCGCGAACGCGGCAAACAGATTCCACCGCGTCGTGAAGTGGAGAAGACCGAGCAGTATGTGGGTGCGTATGTGAAAGACCCGCAGGTTGCCCAACATGCGTGGGTCTGCTCCTTCGACGTCGCATCGATGTATCCACACATCATTCGACAGTGGAACCTCTCACCAGAGACGCTGGTCGGACGCAAGGTGCCGGGAATCACGGTCGATCAATTGCTGTCAGGTCAGGATGTGCGCGAGTATCTGACCGATGGTGATCACGAACCCACGGGGTATGCGCTTGCCGCGAATGGTGTGTTGACCCGTCGCGAGACCGAAGGGTTCCTGCCTGCGATGCTCAAGACCCTGTATGACGAGCGAGTGCGCTTCAAGAATCTCGCAACCGAGGCGAAGAAGCAGCGCGAACTTCTCGACAAGCAGGATCCGCAATATACCGTGCTGACGAAGCAGATTGCCGCCTACAACAACCAGCAGATGGTGCGCAAAGTGAACCTGAACAGTGCGTATGGTGCGCTGGGCAGCAACTACTTCCGCTTCTACGACACCGACATGGCAGAAGCCGTGACTGTTACGGGACAGTATGTGATTCGTCACATCGCGAATCGTGTGAATGCGTTTCTGAACAAGACGTTTGGTACGACAGAGGATTACGTCATCGCATCAGACACCGACTCGATCTATGTGCGTCTCGAACGTGTCGCACAGCGATACAACAACCCCGATGAACAGAAGACTGTCGATTTCCTTGACCAATTCTGCGAGAAAGCGATGCAGAAAGTGATCGACAAAGCGTTCGTCGAGATTGCGCAGTATCTGAATGTTGCGGTGCCGTGTTTGTCGATGAAGCGCGAAGTGATCGCTCGTCGTGGTGTGATGACCGCAAAGAAGCGATACATCCTCGATGTGATGGACACGGAAGGTGTGCGTCATCCAGAACCGAAGCTCAAGATGATGGGTATCGAGACCGCGAAGTCGAGTACACCCGCGATCTGCCGAGAGATGTTGACCAAAGCTCTCACGTTGATGCTTCGCAACACGGAAGCCGACGTATGGGAGTATGTGCGTGAGCAGCGTGAGGTATTTGGTCGCGCATCGTTTGAACAGGTCGCATTTCCGCGCTCGGTGAATTCGTTGTCCAAGTATGAAACGGATACAAAGAGTTTACCGATTACCGTGCGCGGCGCGATGGTGTACAATACACACATCACCAACGAGTCTGGCAATTACGAACCCATCAAAGCGGGACAGAAGATCAAGTTTGCGTATCTGCGAATGCCCAATCGATTCCAAAGTAACGTAATCAGCGCCCCTGATGGGTGCCCACCAGCATGGCACATCGAACAGGTACTCGACTATGAGACGCAATGGGAAAAGTCGTTTATCAAACCATTGCAGGGGATTCTATCCTGTATCGGCTGGAACACGGAGAAGCAAGATGTCCTATTTTAGTCTGAATTCCCCACTACGATGGGTCGGGTCAAAACGTTGGCAAGTACCGTTGATTGCTCCGATGTGGCGAGCGGCGGGTGCACGACGACTGGTAGAGCCGTTCTGTGGCGGTCTCTCCATGTCACTGGGTCTCGAACCCACACACGCCCATCTGAATGATATGAACCCGCACCTGATCAACTTCTATCGATGGTTGCAGCAGGGCTGGCAGCATGATGCGTCCGACGATATTCTCAACACCGCAGAGAACTACTATGCGCTGCGTGAGGAATTTAATGCGCGGTTGACGCATGAGACGCTCGACGATGCAAAACGATTCTATGCGCTGAATCGCATGTCCTTCAAAGGACTGTTCCGCGTCAATCGTCGCGGTCTATTCAATACCCCGTATGGGCATAATCAGACGAAGCATACGATCATCGGGTGTCCTAACTATACAGTATACCAACACCTCATGGCATCGTGGACGTTCACCGCAGGATCGTATGCTGATCTCACGCTACATTCCGATGACTTCGTGTATGCCGATCCACCCTACGATACGGAATTCACCGCCTATACGGACACCAAATTCACATTCGAAGAACAGGTCGCTGTTGCGTCGTGGGCGGCAAAGCACACGGGGCCGGTCGTACTGTGCAATCAAGCCACTCCACGAATCGTGACTCTCTACGCGGGATTGGGTTTCACGTTGTTCTATGCGAATCGCAAAGAACGTATGCATACGAAACGTCATACGTCTGTACCTGAAATCATTGCGACACGCAATATTCCACATCCGGATGATTCTCGTCTTTTCTAAGGAGCCTTCATGTTTCGTGGTATCTTGTTTCTCGTCGGACTCACACTCTCCTGCGTGGCCGCGTTCTACTCGGTCACGGGATTAGCGTTTGTTTTCGCCGGTGCGTTCTGGCCCGTGGTCATCATGGGTGGTGCGCTCGAAGCAGCGAAACTGACCGCTGCATCATGGGTCTTTCGTCATTGGAAGACTGCACCGAAAACACTCGTCACCTATTTGAGTGTCGGAGTGTTGTTGTTGATGCTGCTCACCGGCGTCGGTATCTTCGGGTATCTCTCTCGTGCGTATCTGGTACAGCAAGCTCCGATTGTTGCACTTGCCGCAGAGAACGCGGCCGCCGAACGAACTGCCACAGTTGCACGTGCCGAATATGACCGTGCGGTTGCCGAAGTCCAGAGCTTTGATGGGGTGCAGTCCACGACCAATCAGGTTATTGGGAAACTTGCCGAAACGCAGCGGTTGGGGGGACGCAATGGTGCAGTGTCGGTGTTGCGGTCGCAGCAAGCACTCCAAGCGGATGCTCGGGCGCGTCTCAGCACCGCGTCAGACGCACTCAAAGCAGCGGAACAGGGGGTCGCAGAGGTGGAGCAGCGAATGCGTCTACAGACGGTGGACGTCGGGCCTCTGATGTTTGCCGCGAAAGCGTATTACGGCAACTCTGACGTTGCAACAATGGACAAGGTAGTTACGGCATTCATCATTCTCATTCTTGCCGTATTCGACCCAATGGCAATCGCGCTCCTCCTTGCGGCACAAGCGGTCAATGATCAGATCACCGATGCGGTCACCGCTCCAGTCAATCCACAGATCACCGATGCAGTCACACAGAACAAGATCGACCGGGCATGGGAAGAGATGGTGGAAGAAGTCGAACAACGTATCGAACGAGAACAGGATATGCATCCCGAGGAGCATGTGCCTGCGCAGGTAGCGAATACACTGTATGAGGAACGCGTTCCGGGTAAAGCCACATTTGAACCGGCGACCATTGTCGATGCGACCGATGACGCACCGATTCTTCCCACCAACACAGAGACTGACGATCTTGCAAAACCTGAGATTGGTCATCAAATCGTTGAGCGTCCTCTGCGTCAGCGTCGAACACGTACTGCACCAAAGCGATAGTGTGCTATAATTCAACCAAAGGAGCATCATGAGTAAATCATTTTTCAAAACGTTCATTACCGATCTCGGCGACGTTGATACCGTCGTCGCAAGTGAGGGTGCATCATCCGCCGAATTCACTGGCTTTATCGATACCGGCAGCTACACCATGAATGCTGCACTGTCGGGGAGTATCTTCGGTGGTATGCCCAACAACAAGGCACTCATTCTCGCAGGTGAGTCTACAACGGGTAAGACGTTCTATGCGCTTGCGCTGGTGAAGAATTACCAGCAGCAGTATCCCGATGGGCAGGTGGTGTACTTCGACACCGAAAGCGCAGTCACGAACGAGATGCTGACCGAACGTGGCATCGATCTGAATCGCATTGCGAAGTCCGAACCTGATAGCATCGAGAAGTTCCGATCAATGGCAACCAAGATGCTCGACAAGTATCTGGAGATTCCGGTTGATAAGCGTTTCCCGCTGTTGATGGTGCTGGACTCGCTGTCGGCGTTGCCGTCCAAGAAGGAGACCGAAGATATTGCGAACGAGAAAGATGTGCGCGATATGACGAAAGCAGGTCTCATCAAGGGTGCATTCCGTGTGCTGCGGCTGAAGATGGCGAAAGCAAAAGTGCCGCTCATCATCACCAACCACGTCTATATCGTCATCGGTGCGTATGTTCCGACAAAGGAAATGTCTGGCGGGTCCGGCGCAAAATACGCTGCGGACACGATCGTGTTTCTCTCCAAGAAGAAAGAACGGGACAGCGACAAGGATGTCATCGGTAACATCGTGACCGCAACGATGGTGAAGTCGCGCATGACGAAGGAGAATGCAAAAGTCGAGACACGCATTCTGTACGATGGTGGTCTGGATCGCTACTACGGACTGCTCGACTACGGTCAGGAAGCGGGTATCATCAAGCGTATCGGCAACAAGTATGAGTTCCCCAATGGTGAGAAAGCGTTCGAGAAAGCGGTGCTGAACCAGCCAGACAAGTTCTTCACGGATGACGTACTGAAGCAGATCGATGCGTACATTCAGACGCAGTTCAAGTACAGTAATGGTACTATCGATGTGAGCGATGCGGAGGTGCTGGATGACAACGCATAACATTTTGAACAGCATCCGTCCTCGGCTCGTGCCAGTTGACCGTGGGGATCCCATTCTTGGACTCGAAGTATTGGATGGGCCATATAAAGGGATTACGTTTTCCTTTTCGAAGTTCATCGTCCAGAAAGAACGTATGAAGGATGGTATGGTACCCACGAAGTTTGAAACACAGATCCATGAAGCACCCACGGGATTTGTGCCGGACGAATCGTTCGACCTGTTCTGCTCTGAAGTGCTTCTCGCGTGGCTGAGTTACATCTCCATGAGTAATCTTGATTCGTTGATCAAGGAAGAAACCAAAGGCGTCCACTAATGAATCTGCTCGAACGTACACTACTGCGTCAACTGATTGCGTCTTCGTCTCTCGCAGAGAAGGTCGCACCCTATCTGAAGCAGGAGTATTTTGAGTCACAGGAGTATGCGACGATCTACCAGACGTATCAAGAGTTCTACGAGAAGTATCATACGCTGCCGTCGTTTGAAGCATTGCGGCTTGGTCTTGATGCGGATCGGAAACTCTCGGAACGTGAAGCGAAGAATGTCGCAGACGCATTAGACGATCTGTCAAACACCTCACCACTCGACGATACACAACTACCGTATCTGATTGAGCAAGCGGAGAAGTATTGTCAGGATCGTGCCGTGTATGTGGCGCTCCGCAAGAGTGTCGCCATGTTGGATGACACGAAAGCAACACCTCATGCGATTCCCGATATTCTGCGCGAAGCACTCTCTGTGTCGTTCGATACGCACGTGGGTCATGACTTTCTCGGTGATGCGGAACAGCGATACGAGTTCTATCATCGAGCCGAGTCGCGCATTCCGTTTGACATTGAGATGTTTAATACCATCACGAAAGGTGGTATTCCGAAGAAGACACTGAACGTCGTACTTGCGGGTACGAACGTCGGTAAGTCGCTCTTCCTCGTGCATATGGCAGCGGCATGTCTGCGTATGAGTAAGAACGTTCTCTACATCACATTGGAAATGGCGGAAGAACGCATCGCCGAACGTATCGATGCGAACATGATGAACATTCCGATGGACGATGTCGTTGCGCTTACTCGTGCGCAGTACATGCGGAAGATCGAATCGTTGCGGCAGTCCTCAACCGGTCGTGTCATCATTAAGGAGTACCCGACTGGTGCCGCACATGCAGGACACTTCCGTGCGGTCTTGCAGGAACTTCGCACGAAGCAATCGTTTGTGCCGGATATTGTGTTCATCGACTATCTTTCCATCTGTGCGTCGAGTCGCGTGAAGATGGGTGCGTCGGTCAACAGTTACACCTACAATAAGTCTATCGCAGAAGAGTTGCGCGGTCTTGGTGTGGAGCATGATATTCCGATCTTTACCGCAGCGCAGTTCAATCGTGATGGGAGTGCATCCACCGATCCCGGCTTGGATAAGATCAGTGAATCGTTTGCGATTGCACAGACCGCAGACTTCATCATCGCAATGACCACAAGTGAAGAGCTAGAGAAGAACAATCAGATTCAGGTATACACACTCAAGAATCGGTACGGCAAACGTCAGTCCTATCAGAAGTTCCTTCTTGGTGTGGATACCGGACGAATGAAGCTGTTCGAGACAAACACTACCAGTACTTCGGTAGTCACCTATCCCACATCGGCAGCACCCGTTGAGGTCGCGTTTGACTCGTCACCTAAACCGATGTTCAACTTTGGCGCGGGACGACGACGACCGCTTGCCCATCTGAAAACGGACAGTGAGGACTAGGGGAGGCTAAATATTCTGAGTTAACGGAGAGTAAACGGCAACTTGCGGATGCTCCGCACATAGAATAACTTTTTCAGGAGTCGTGTTATGAAAGCTATGCGTCTTTTCGTATTCGTCGTTGCTCTCGCTGGTCTCACGACTAGCGCGTATGGTCAGCAGGTGACCTTCAATGACGTTGCTCCGATCTTCCAAGCGAAGTGCCAGTCCTGTCACGAACCCGGCAGCATCGGCCCCTTCTCCCTCGCGACGTACACCGAAGCGCGTCCGTGGGCGCGTTCCATCAAGAACCGCGTCTCCACTCGTCAGATGCCACCGTGGCACATCGACCGGAGCGTCGGTGTCACCAAGTTCAAGAACGACATGGCGCTCTCGGACGAGCAGATTGACCTCATTGTAAAGTGGGTCGATGGTGGTGCGCCGCAGGGTGACCCGACGAAGTTCACACCGAAGCCGATTGCGACATCGCTGTTCTGGATGGGAGAACGTGATGGGTACGGGCCGCCGGATCTTGTCATCAAGGCACCCGAATATACCATGCCAGCGGTGCATCAGGATGAATGGTGGCGTCCGATTAGCGAGATTCCAGTCACTGAGCCGCGGTGGGTGCGGATGGTCGAGATTCGTCCGACTAACATTCAGTCCCGCAAGATTCTCCATCACTCGATTGCGTATCATATTCTGAGTCCGGAGAATGCTGCGGCGGTCAACACCGGTATCGGTGGGGGTCGTCCTGCGGCGTCAGTCTCAGGTAGTGCATCGCAGTTGGCGGCAGACCTCGCGAATCGTCGTCCACAACTCATGGAATGGGCGATTGGTAAGGGCTACGACCGCTACATGGACGGTACTGGCAAACTCATCATGCCCGGTGAGAAGATTTCGTGGGATCAGCACATTCATGCCGCGGGTGAGGAGATTACTGGTGGCAGCGAACTCGGTCTCTGGTTCTATCCGAAGGGACAGGA